CAATTAAAACAACCCCAACTCACATAAATAAAAGAGTTAATTAACAAGGAAAAAATTTATGTCAGATGCAGCCTCGAATTATTTGGAAAATAAACTCCTAGACCATACCTTAAGATATTCAACAGCACCATACACAGGCGTAGGCACAGTTTATTGTGCTCTGTTCGCAGGCACAGCGGCCACAGTTAAAACAGCTCTAGAATCAGGCACATCTGCTGCCACATTGACGAACTGGGGATATTATGAGATCAACAATGGTTCTTATGCAAGACAGGCCATCACATTTGGTTCAGCGGCTGCATCAGGATCCATATCCAACACAGTCACAGTGACATTTCCTGTGGCCACATCAGACTACACCAACACTGCTGTCTCTGGCAGCACGGTGACTTGTCTGGCCATCATGGATGCATCAACTGCGGGCAATGTTTTGTTCTACGGTGAACTCACTGTGTCCAAACAGGTCAGCTCAGGTGACCAATTTACTATCTCAACAGGCAATTTAACTGTTCAATTAGCATAGGGAGAGATCCTTATGAGCACGGTTAAACAATTTGTTTTTGAAGAACAAATTGCACCAGTCAATGGCGTCTTCATCTATGCACAAAAATTTAATCAATCAATAAACAATTACGAGCCAACTGCAACTCAAAATAGCACAGCGGCTAATCAAGGAGATTGGACTATTCCTTCAACTGCTGGAGTAGATTTTTATAAATCAAAGTTTTCTAATTGGTCTTACAGTGATGCTTCTAAAAATATTAAAGTAATATGGACGCAAGGATCTGCATCCGGTGGTTCTGTGCCTGTTATTGCTGATTATAGAACAGCACATCCTACATATAATACATCAGCATCTAAATGTAAAATAACATTTTATAATCTACAGATGAGAATTGGTGGACTTGTTGCAATTTCTAACACCACTGGTTATGTTATAAAATACACAGTAAATTACACAGCACTTAATAATCAAAATACTTTTACTCTAGTAGGTCCTATAGAAATTAGTGATACAATTCCTGCATTTAATCAAACAGCCTCTTCGTCTATTGATATTCCATATTTTATTAATTTTCCTAATTTACCTCCTGATGTCCCTCAATATATTCAACAAGGTTCGTTAGTAACAGGTGGGGCAAAAAATGATATCGATGGTTTAGAATATAATTTGAGAGTAGATAAAATATCTGGTAGTCCCAGAGGCAGTTCTGTTAATATAAGTCCTGCACTTTTCTCATCAAATGTAATAAGACAATATGAATGTAATCTATACAAAATTGATGGAGTTGATGGAGATTCTCCTCCAACAATAACAAATGATTTTAATTTAATTTGTAATGCAGGTCTCATTAGATCCGCTAATGTTAATCTCCAAGCAGATTGTTCTCTATCAGAAAATAGCGTTTCGGTTATCACAGGAGTGGAAAAAACATTAGAAAATAATTTTTCTTTATCGGCAGCGGGCCGAGTAAAATATGCTATTGGTAAAACATTGACCCAAGAAACAGAATTGTTAGGCACCACATTTAATTTCCGTTTCATGGAACCATTGACTGTGCAATCTCGAAACACAACAACCGCCGCTGGTAGTATTAAGAGAAATTTTGCCACGTCTTTATCTCTGTCCAATGAATCCACTGCTAATTTTACGGGCAACATGATCTATGACATTGCCGCAGATTACATCTGGGATGATTTCAGTATCATAGGGTATTTCGTCACAGGATATACAGTGAGAGGTTATGCCACAGATTCGGCTGAGTATGCCTGGACAGATCTTGGATCAGATCCTTGGGACGCCTGGACTTACAGTTCTTGGCAGGGATTAGAAACTGGTTGGGATCAGTGGCCTGAAGACCTATGGGATTCTACCAAGAAAATAAGTTTTGATTTTGATATGGCAGAAGTGGGCAACATCAAGAGAAGTGGTGTGAGCCAATTGTTATCAACCACTGCTTTATCGGAAAATGCGGCCAAATTAAAAACAGGGGCATCCACAGTGAGATCAGACTTCTTGTGCGATGGCTCACCTTCGGGAAAAATAGGTGGCTCCAGCACTGTAATCAGCGATGCAGTTCTCACAGCATTGGGCAATTACATCATTAACAATGCACAGAATATCAATGGTGCTTTCAATGCCTCATTGTTGGCCAATTACATTGCCAAATTCCTATGGAGCGTGAGAAGCGATTTCAGTCTAACAGTGAATCCAAGATTCAAACCCAGTGGTGTCACCAACGCACAATGCATCACAGTGGTCAATGCCTTGGCCAATGCCAAATATGGACCAAACAAAACATTACAGGGAGCATTTGATCCAGAATTTATTGCCAGGTTGTTCGTGGGCACAGATCCCTATCTCATTCACAAGATATTGCAGGAAACACGCCAGATATTTGTGGATGCAGAATCACGAGGAATACAAATAGCTGAAGAGATTAGATTAAATAGCATACCGGCAGAAGATAGAGACCACTTGGTGCCGCAAGAAACACGGAGCATGAAGTTAAGGATACCGCCTATGACTAACAGATTCACAACACCGAAAGTAAGAACAGAATAATGGCAAACCTCACAGGATTCCAAAGAGACAACGTAGGATTATACATCGTTAAAGATTCACAGGCCAATGTGCAATACGGCTTGGATTTCACTGATTACCTGCAGACCGGACACACCATCAGTTCAGCAGTGGTCACAATACAGGCCATCACGGGAGATGCAAGTCCATTGGCACACCCAACCAATGCTGCCACGGACGTGGTGGTCACCAATCCAGTGGTCAACATAAGATTACGAAATGGCACGGATGGCAACATCTACAACATCAGATGCAAGATAGTGACCAGCGGTGGAGACACCGATGCAAGACACTTCCGCATCGTGGTCAAAGACAAGGTATTATAATGGCACAGATAGAAAAACGATCATACAAACTGGACGTGGACACGATTGGCAAGTTGGCCTCTATCATGTGTTCATACGAAGAGATCGCAATGGTGATGAATACCTCTGCAGACAACCTAAGAAAAAGATACAAGGACATTATTGAAAAGGGTCGGGCAGAAGGTAAGAAATCACTACGTAGGAAACAAATGGAAGTGGCCATTGAAAAAGGTGATGTTCGTATGTTGATATTCTTAGGAAAAAATTATCTTGATAGAAGGAGACGCCCACTGATATCGAAAGTCAAGATCCCCTTCCTTGGCCCAATGAATAGATATGAAATTATCAGATCCACAACAACAGGTAGCCAACGATCCAGCTAGATTCAAAGTGGCTGTGTGTGGAAGAAGATTCGGGAAAACTACACTGGCCATTAGAGAACTTTGTTATGAAGCAAGGAATCCCAATAGATTATGTTGGTTGATTTTGCCTTCCTATAGACAAGCCAAACAGATTGCTTGGGTGCAGATCAAAAAAATATTACAAGATCTAAGATGGATCAAAAAAGTCAATGAAGCAGAATTAACTCTATATCTCAAAAATGGTTCAAGGATCTGTCTCAGAGGAGCAGACAACGCAGATTCATTGCGAGGTGTAGGTTTAAATTTTCTTGTGATGGATGAATGTGCAGATATCGATGAGCAGGCTTGGACTGCAATCCTAAGGCCAACTCTATCAGATACCAAAGGTAGAGCATTGTTCTGTGGCACACCCAAGGGAATGAATTGGTTCTATGACCTATATCAACAAGGACAGAATACAACCAATACTGAATGGAAGAGTTGGCAGTTTACCACACTGCAAGGCGGTTGGGTAGATGCACAGGAGATTGAACAGGCAAGGAAAGATCTCGATTCAAAAACCTTTAGACAGGAATATGAAGCTACCTGGGAAACCTATTCAGGCATAGTGTATTATGGATTCAACGTGCAGGACAATGTTAAAAACTTTGTGGTTCCGGAAGACGTCACCACATATCACATAGGAATCGATTTTAACTTGGATCCCATGTCGGCCATTGTTTCTTATATTAAAAATGACATCCTATATGTGTTTGATGAGATACAGATATGGAGTTCTAACACAGACGAATTGGCAGAAGAGATTCACAACAGATATCACAATAAAAAGATTTTTGCTTATCCAGATCCATCGGCAAGAGCAAGGAGAACCAGTTCAGCGAGAAGGACCGATGCAAACATATTACAAAATGCCGGCTTCATTACCAAGATGCCCACTCGACACATGAGCATCAGGGACAGGATCAATTCCGTAAATTCTAAATTGTGTAATGCATCGGGCTTGAGGGGAGTAATTATTAATCCTAAGTGTAAAAATCTAATAAGTAGTTTATCAAAACAGACCTACAAGGAGGGCACAGTGCTACCGGACAAGACTCAAGGATTTGACCACATGAATGATGCCTTTGGCTACATGATCAGTTTTTTATATCCAATAGTAAAAATAGTGGAACACGAAGCACCACAGAGATACACGGTGCAAACAGGAGTGAACAATGGCAGAATTTAGTTCAGTAAATACCGGCAAGGAATTGGGCGGTTTTAATGCTCTAGGATTGCCCACTCATCCAGAATATCAAAATTATGTTAGACGTTGGGAATTTCTTATCCGAAGCTACCTCGGTGGAGTAGAATATAGATTTGGCAATTATCTAACCAAATATATAATGGAAAGTTCCGGAGAATACATCTCTAGATTATCACAAACTCCATTGGACAACCATTGTAAATCAGTGGTGCATATTTTTAACTCATTCTTATTTAGAACTGAACCAGATAGAGATTTTGGTTCCATGGAAGATATGCCAGAGTTAGAAGCATTCTTAAAAGATGCAGACCTTGAAGGACGAACATGGGATTCATTTATGAAAGACGTGAATATTTTAAGTTCTGTTTATGGTCATGTGATCTGTCTTGTGGATAAATCAGATGTCAATGTGGGCACTCGCGCCGAGGAACTTGAACAAGGTTTACGCCCCTATGTTTCAATCTATACACCCGACAACATTTTAGATTGGTCATTCACAAGATTACCAAGTGGTCTATACGAGTGCAGTTATGTAAAACTGTTAGAAAGAGAAATAAGAGCAGACAATGTCAACATCCAATTTTATGTGAGAACTATTACAAAAGATTCTATCACAATTGAATCTTATGAACCCAATAAGAAAAATGCTTTAAAAGTTGTAGAAGTTAAACCTAACAATATAGGCAAGGTGCCTGTGGTTTGGGTTTATGCACAGAGATCTCCCACCAGAGGAATTGGTGTGTCAGACATTGGAGATATTGCAGATATGCAGAATGGCATCTACAATGAATTATCAGAAATTGAACAGACCATAAGATTATCGGGACATCCTTCTCTCGTAAAAACAATCGAGACCCAAGCATCAGCAGGAGCAGGTGCCATAATCAATATGCCCAACGATCTTGATCCAGGATTAAGACCATCACTATTACAACCATCAGGACAATCCATAGACTCAATATTGAATTCTGTTAAAAGCAAAATTGAAGCCATCGATAGAATGGCATTTTTAGGTTCCATGAGAGCCATAGAAACACGAGCCATGTCCGGAGTTGCCCTTCAGACGGAGATGCTCCAGTTGGATGTAAAATTAAATGAAAAGGCAAGAAATTTAGAATTAGCAGAAGAACAGATCTGGAGATTGTTCGCTCGTTGGATGAACATGACATTTGATGGAGAGATTGAATATCCTTCACAATTCCAAGTGAGAGATAAAAATTTTGAAATGGATCTATTAAAGAAAGCCGCTGATTCTAATCCCACAGATCCAAGAGTTAAATCAGCCATTGATATTAAAATATTAGACCTATTAGATCTTGATGAAGATGAATTGGCAGCTATCAATGACACAAGAATTTTAGATCTTGATACTGTGAGTGAAGAAGCAAATTATGATATAGTATTACCACACGAGATGACAGATCCTATCACAGGTGAAACAAGAATGGTTGCCACGCAAGAAGAACATATCGTTCTTGTCAATCAAGGATGGGTTCATCCTGTTCAGGAGATGTAATCATGCCAGTTCATAAATCTTACAGTAAAGGCAAAGCAGTGGGTTGGAGATGGGGCAGTTCAGGCAAAGTTTACAAAACTAAAGAAGCCGCAATGAAACAGGCCCGTGCAATCTACGCAAGTGGGTATAAGAAAAAGTAATGGAACCCAAGTTGGTGCACAAGCACCTTTTAGTTCGTGCTCTAGTGGATCAGGCTCCTAACAAAGACTTTGATTTAGATTCAGCACTACAAGATTTAATCTCAAGAATAGATATGAAAATATTAGCAGGTCCTTTCACTGCCTATTGTCCTGCAGAAGGCAATGTGGGTTGGTCAGGCACAGCTATAATTGAAACATCACACATCGCAATACACTGTTGGAATGAACCCCGTCCCAATGTGATCCAATTGGATGTATATTCTTGCAAGGATTTTGAAATAAAAGATGTCACAGATTGGTTAGATGAATACTTTGGTGTTCTACTGGTAGATTACAAATTTTTAGATCGAGAGCACGGTTTCGAATATATACTGTAATGGTAGTAAGGAGAATGTATAGGTTGCCGGTGGAATCCAGCAGGCATCTACAGATACAACAATTATACAATGAATACATCCTGCACTTCAACAAGTGCATGGCTGATCCCAGCCGACTACACGCACAGCGAGCTAGGAAGGCCCTATTAAAATTAAAAACAGCCGCTCATGCCAGAGCCAAAGAGATGTTGGAACTGTATGCTCCCACAAAGAACGTGGGCAAGGAACCAGTCAACATGGATCACAAAAAGAAAATATCTAATGTATCTTAATGCCAACATACCATTAATAGAATGTTATGTAAGAGGCAATTATCTTAGAGATCAAAGAGACAGCCATAATTTATATTTTAAATGTGTGGTGTTTGGTGTGTGTTCAATACCCAAACAATCACCACTGTTTCATTTCATGATGGAGGATGGTGGTGTGTGGTGGAGAGCACCTGTATCAGCATTTTGCAAAAATAAAGACACACAAGAAGTGCCATTGACAGAATTAGTTCTATGGGATAGTTTCAGTTATAATGTTGCTGTGACCACATTCCATCAATTGGCAGGAGCGAGGATGCAATTCATTACCAGAAGTAAAAAAACATTACAAGGCAAATACCTATTCACACTGGATTGGACAGAAGGTGATTACAATGAATTAAATTATGGTTATGCTGGCAAACCAGATCAACACAAATGCGGTCATGTGATAGAATTAGATTCAGGCAATTATGCCATACAGCCCAATAATAGATTAAAAGTATTTGATTCAAACATGGGCACAGATCTCAATCAACCACCCTTAATAAACAGATTGGTCAATACTCATGATTGGAGTGTGGAAACAGAACCCAAATGGATCATCACAGAACGAGAGCAAGGTTCTTTTGACTACGATTACCGAGACACAGAAAAAAAGTAAATAAAGGATGAATCGTTTAGAACGCAATCTCCTTAAAAGAATAGACACACTTACCAAGAAATCCATCCTACTGCAAAGACAATTGATACGAAGCAAGAAACAAAGGATCTGCATAGAAAACATCATGCTGTGGATCAAACTGATTACAGTGGTTGCATCCTTGCTATTGGTGCTGTGGAGCATCAGCACAAGTTTTTTCAACATACGATAATCACTGCTAAATAGTTGCATCGAGGGGCCTATCCTACCCTTGTAAACAACAAATGGAGGACTACGATGAGTCAAGAAACATTGCAAGCCACTACAGAAGGTGTTATTGAGGCACCCAAGGAAGGCTCTAAAAACGCTTCTCAAGAAGCTGAATCAACCAGAATCTACACACAAACGGAATTGGACGCTGTCGCAGCTGAGGTCAGAAGAAAGACTGAAGCTAAGATTGCAAAAAAATACGAAAATGTAGATGTTGAGCATTATCGATCGCTGACGCAGAAAGAGGAAGAACTCCGAATTCAGCAAGCGAAAGAAAAGGGTGAGTTTGAAAAGATCCTGAAGGAACAAGCTGATAAAGCTATCCAGAAGATCTCTACTTTAACTCAGGAACTGACTAAAATCAAAGTGGATGGCACATTGTTAAATGCGGCATCAACTAAGAAAGCTATCAATCCAGATCAAGTTGTAAGACTTGTTCGAGATCAAGTTAGAATGTCAGAAGCCGGTGAAGTTGAAGTGTTAGATACTAAAACAGGACGAACAAGATACACCGAAAGTGGTGACCCTATGTCGATAGATGGATTGGTTTCAACGTTCTTGAAAGAAAATCCTCATTTCGTCACAGCGGGACCATCGGGTGGTGGATCTCAGTCAAACACATCTAATAGTGCAAAGGCAACTGAAGTTGATTTAGCCAAGTTGGATCTTAACGATCCTAAACAACGAGCCTTATACAAGGAATTGAGAGCGAAGAAATATCCTCGCATCAACGTATAGGGACGCTAACCAACTATAGGAGTTTTGTATCATGGCAAGTCCAGAATTACAAACAGCAGACACGGCTCTCTTGACGAATATTCTTCAAGAAGCAATGTTTACACAACAAGAAAAGTCAATCGCAGGCAGTTTATTCACTGTCTATGACATGACATCAATACCAGGATTAACTGCACAAATTCCAGTTTATCCTTCTATCTCTGCATCAGCACCAGGTCAAACAGATGACCTATCTGACACAGCGGTAGCATTATCAACAATCACTATTGCCGCATCAGAAATCGGTTCTAGAGTTGACGTATCAGACCTTTTAGCAGAATCTACTGCTAGAAACATGGGATCTGATGTGGGACAATTACTAGGATCTGCTATCGGTGAGAAAATAGACGTAGATGCTTTTGGAGTTTTCACTGAAGCCCTTATCACAACTAACGTGGTAGGAACCAGCACAGGTGAGATTACTCCAGACACTATCCTTCAAGCTGTTTACAAACTTAGAAATGTAAATGCTCCAACTGATGTATCAGGAGATTACTTCTGTGTGTTACATCCAGGACAAGCGTATAACATTGCTAAAGTTTTAACACAAGCAGGATATGCGGCTTCTGTCGCTCCACACGTGTCAGACGTAGGTAATTCATTATTATCTTCATCTGCATATGTAGGAAGATTGTTCAACGTGAAAATATTCCAATCAACAGCAATCGCGGCTGATTCCAGCAACGGTGCTTTTGGTGCAGTATTTTCTCCAATGGCAGTCGCTCACGTGTTGAAAAGACCTTTGAGATTAGAAACTCAAAGAGACGCTTCAAAACGTTCTACAGAATATGTTGCTACCACTGCAAGAGGAAATGGGATTCTAAAAGAATCTTATGCCTGTCTTGTAAGAGGCGACAGAATAATCAGCTAATAATTGATTTTATTAGTTTGACTATGAGAGAGGCCCTTAACTGGGCCTTTCTTGTTTAGACACAATGACTCATTGCCTGGTTTGGTTCAACGGACCATCATCACTAGATCTACACAAATCAATAACGCCACAAGACAATGAAATAGGTTGCAATTATATCCGACAGCATCGATCTGTCAATCACGTGGTGGTGTTTGACAGATCCTTAAGACCCAATATTATGATAGAACCCGGAGTGACTTATTATGGTTGCAATGGACAGAAACAACTGCCCGCATGGCAAGAAGTGTTATACACCACACTGGATCAACCACACAACAGCGGATTGTTGGCAGTGCGATTGGCCATGAATTTAAAATTTTCTACCATCTATATACTGGGCTGTGATTGGGGGGATAATAATCACAGCATATTTGATTTGCAATATAAAAAAACTCAGCTTATAAACAAAATGACCAATTCCGCCAAGCGATTATTGGAGCGATGGGGCAGAGAACACAACATTGTTTTGGTGGGACACAATCCAGCTGGCATCCGCATTAGCAATATCACAGTGAATCATTTGATTCAAACACTCACATCCGCTAAATAATGCTACCAAGAAGGACTTGGTAAAAAAATTAATTAATTGAAGGTAGGACCTCTATATGTCACAATTTGCCAACGATGACAATCTCATCGAATACGAGCCACAAATACGAGAATTTGGTATCCAAAGTTTTTCTGATTTACACGAAAAAACTTATGATGATATTATAAGACTTTTGAACATTGAGTGGTTTCCCACAGCAGAATACGGCAAGTATGACATCTCGATCATTGGATCAAAAACCAAATTGTCTCCAAGCAAATTAACCACCTCACAGTTCACCAGAGCCGCGTGTTATCACGTGCTGGCCTATTACATCTATCCTAAATTAAGCACTTTTGATCCCAACGGTGATGCTTTTAGAGAAAAGATGAAATATTACAAAGAAAAATTCAGAGAAGAATTTGAATTGATATTGAAGTCAGGTGTTGAATACGATGTGGACAGTTCAGGAACCATATCAGACTCAGAGAGACAGCCTTTCAATTTCGGTAGATTGATAAGATAATGTCTGCAAGAGAAAACATTGCCATCAACATGGTTGAACAGTTGACCAACATGACCGATCCAGCACCAGGCTTGGTTAGTCGCAAGTATTTTGATGTTACCAAATTAGCCATTACACAATTTCCAGCCATACTATTGATCACTGCCAATGAATCCAGAGAAGATGTTTCCATGGATCTAAGACAGGGTGTGATACAATACCAATTGAGATGCTATCTCAGAGGCACAGAATTAGATACTCTTCGTAATGAATTAATTGAAAGAGTGGAAGAAACTTTAGAAACTCAGCGAGGCAGAAACGTGAGCTTGACTTCAGGCAACATCCACAATGTGACCACTCGAGTAGCCAACGTGGAGTTGGTCACTAGAGAATTGCCTTTAGCGGAAGTGGTAGTGACTGTGGAAATCACATACACTTATAAAAAAGGAGTATTATAATGAATTCTGTAAAAAAGAATAATGATGGGCACACATCATTTGAAGCTAGGCCGAAAAGACACAGTGGTATTGCAAAGTTGTATTATCACATGACTGCTCGTGCTGAAGTAATAAAATCTTCACAGGTGCCTGTGAATAACAAGGAGGCCAAATAATGGCAACAAATACAACAACATACACAGGAGAGTCTGGAGTATTCAAATTTTCTGATACTGCTTCTTCTGCTGTGTCAGTAGCCAGTGTTAGAACTTTCACTTTAGATCAAGAAACACAGGCAGTAGAAACATCTGTAATGGGATCAGGATCAAGAGCATACATTCCGGGACTTAAACAGTTCTCAGGATCTGCAGATCTTTATTTCAGAGATGACAACCAAGGACAAGTAAATTTGTTCAATGCAATCGGTGGCGACAATGGTGCGACTACAATCGAACTATATCCATCTGGTGAAACTACTGGAATCAAATTATCTGGTTCAGTTATCATAACAGGACACTCTATTACATCAAATTTTGATGGTATGGTGGAATGTTCAGTAACTTTCCAAGGTTCTGGTGCATTAACAAGAACAAGTCTATAATATGGTTGAAGTGGTTGTAACTTTTAATTCTAAAAAAGTTATTGCTGATGTAAAAAATGTGGTCAATCAAGAAAAAATTGATGTGACTCAGGATTTATATCAAACAATAAAAAGAAGAAGTCCTGTTAGGAGCGGCAAGTTTAAACGTTCTTGGACTCGGACTGTTTCTGCACAAGGAGCAAAAATTAACAACCCACAACCGTATTCTCAGCGATTGGAGGATGGACACAGCCGTCAAGCACCGCTTGGAGTTGTAAAACCTGCAATTGAAGAGGTAATCAAACGAAGACAAGCAATTAGGAGAAAATAAAAATGACAATACAAGACAAGATAAGCCAACACTATCAACAGAGCATCTCTGGTGAATTGAAAAAATATCACTGTGAAGAATGGGGCACTGACATCTATTTCAGAACCACTCATTCTTTCAAAGACGAAGCAAAAATTGTAGAGTTGGCTGCCAAGGGACAAGTTGTTGAAGCATTGGTTGAAACTGTTTTAATAAAAAGCAGAGATGTCAATGGTAAAAGACTGTTCACCGAAGCGGACAGATTTAAGTTGATGAATGAAGCAGATCCAGCAGTTATTATTAAAATATCCACTGCGATCAATGATGCTAAAATTCAATCAACACCGGATCTAGTCGCAAAGGAATAGCAGCCGACGTTGAGTTGAGATTCCTCATGATGCTGGCTGATAGACTGCATAAGTCTATCAAAGAAGTCATGGAGATGTCAATGTTGGAAATACAGATGTGGGCCGGATACATCACATACGAAAACCAGGAGAAGCAGAAGACTATGAACGCTTCAAGAAATAAGACTAACCAACCAAGGGGAAGATAATGGCCAATTATCCACTGGGTATTGATGTAGTAATAAAAGGTTTAAGTGGTTTAAATCAAGTTAATACTTCTTTAAACAGAATAGAAAAACAAGGAGCATCACTTGCTTCTACCTTTAGACTTGTTCGGGGTCTCTTTTTAGCATTGGGTGGAGGAGTTGTTATTGGTTCATTAGTTAATATTTCTGTTGCGGCTGAAAAAGCAAGATATGCTTTAAATGGTCTTGCTGGTTCTACTATTGCTGGAGGCAAAGCATTTGACACTGCCACAGCATTTGCCAAACAATATGGTTTTGCTCAACAAGATGTTCTTACTGCCACTCAAGATTTATTAAGAGCTGGTGGTGTTGAACAATTGGTTCCAAATTTACAACAGGCAGCCGCTGCCAGTCGAGCATTTGGTATAGATTTTAAAACTGCGGCATCACAGATAGTTCTTGCAAAAGAAAATGGATTGGGTTCTACAAAAGATCTCTATGAAGGATTAAGAACAAGATATGGAGCTATTGTTGAAACTGTTAAAAATTCAGCATCCGGTTCAGCATATCTAATTAACAAATATTTAGGCAAAGACAGTGAAGCTTTTTCTTCAGTTACAGAAGGAGCAGATGGATTACAAGCGGCATTTGCAAGATTACAAGATTCTTGGAGAGATTTAGGATTAGAAATTACAGGCACAGATTATGCTGGTAACATTAATGCCATTTCTACTGCTGTAAATTTTCTTAAAAATAATTTTAAAGAATTAGAATTAGCCATTGGTGCGGCATTGGGTCTAATAACATATTTTATACCTGGAGCAGGATGGATTAAATTTTTAACAGGTGTTGCATCAGCCATTGGGTTAATAGATGGTTTTAGACGAACATGGAAAGAATCGTTTGGTTCTACAGAGGCAGATACTAAAACCACTGCAGATGCATTGGGTGTGCTTAACAGAACACAACAAGAACTCAATGCTGGATTAAGTGCCTACATAGAATTACAAAAACAATCTAATGATGCTACAAAAACATCTATAGAAGATGACATTAAGAAAAATGAAATATTATTTGGAATTCAAGATGCTTGGAAAAAAATCAATGAAGCAAATAATGTTACCACTGTTACCACAAACAGTATCATGGAGGCTTATAATTCATTGCATTCTGCCGCATCAGATGCATTGATCAGTATTATTAATGGATCTAAATCGGCCGCAGAAGCTGGTCGTCAGTTAGGCAAGGCCATTGTAGACAGCATATTAAAAGGATTGATTGATCTAGCATTTGCCGCATGGATATTTCCAAGAATAAAAATGTGGTTAGAAGAAATGTTTCCATCTTTAAAAGTAGAAAAACAATTAATAGATGACACTAATAGATCTTTAACCAAACAGATTGGTTTAAGATTAGCATTAATGGCATTGGGATTTGCAGGTGGTGGTGCGGTTCAGGCAGGTGGACAACCCATGCAAACTCGAGCAATAGGTGGACCAACTGCTGGTAATATGCCATATCTTGTGGGTGAACGAGGGCCAGAGATGTTCGTTCCAAGTTCTAATGGAATGATTATACCAAACGATAAATTAAACATGGGAGGAGGCAGTGATTATTCATCGTCTTCGCCTGGTAATATGAATGTTACTTTTAACATCAACACAGTGGATGCTAGAGGTTTTGATCAATTATTAACCACAAGACAGGATTTAATTGTGGGCATGATCAATAGAGCATTGACCGAAAGAGGCAAAAGGAGTTTAGTATAATATGAGCGGAACATTTCCCACAGCAGGTTTTATCACATTAGATTTTCAAAGCAATAATAATAGTAAAATTACCACCAGCATGAGTGGTAGAACTCAAAGAATTAAAACAGGTGCTCAATATTGGAGTTTTAAATTGCAAAGTCCTCCTCTATCTCGAGCAGACTTTTTTGCTCAATACAGTTTTGTAGTTCAACAGGATGGTCAAATAGAATCTTTCACAATCGTTCCTCCAGTAGTAAGTTCTACTCGAGGCACTGCCACAGGCACTGTGACTGTGAATGCCACAGTGGCCGCAGGACAATTGACTTGTAATTCTGCAGGAGGCACAGGCACTCTTAAAAAAGGAGATCTAATTAAATTTTCCAATCATGACAAAGTTTATATGTTGACCGCAGATGTAAATCTAGACAGTTCCACCGTGGATACTTTAAATTTTTATCCAGCATTGACCACAGGTATCACTGCCGCAACCACAGTGACTTATAATGATGTGCCTTTTACAGTTTATCTTGATTCTGATAATTTAAGTTATACTACTGGTGCTGATGGCAAGTATCGATATCAGATCAATTGTAATGAGGAAATCTAATGTCAAGAAATATAGGAGCAGGTCTTCAAACCAAGTTAGAGGCTCGCACAGTATTTCTTGCGGATCTGATTGAATTACATTTAAACACTCCTCTGTATTTTACCACAACAAATATTAATTTGACTTACAACAGTCCCACATCTGTGGATTCCAGTGCCACTGTATTTTTAGCACAGGGACAATTCCTTCAGTATGGAGAAGTGGTAGAAAGTGCAGATTTACGAGTGGGCACTTTAGAATTAACTTTTACAGCAGTGGACAGCACCATGGTAGCAGTAGTTCTCAACAATGATTACATTGATAAAAGAGTTGTGATATATCGTGCTGTGTTGGGATCAGATTATTCTTTCACCAGCAATGATGTGTTCATGGTATTTGATGGTTTTGTTACAGGATACAATATCACAGAAGAACAGAATTCAGCCACTCTTGTTTTAACTTGTTCTAGCCAATTTGCAGACTTTGAAAGAACCAATGGTAGAAGAAGTAATCCTTCTTCACAAAATCTTTATTTTCCCAATGATCGTGGCATGGATTTCTCTCCACAGATTGTTAAGGATATCAAGTGGGGCAGGAACTAATGAAAACATTTAGATTTTTAGATAAAAATGACATACAACCCATGTTGGATCTTGCTTATAAATTTGTCTATGAAAGAGGATTGGCAGGCACTGATTTTGATAAAACCACATATAATTTTACAGTAAAGAATTGGTTCGTAGATGCGGCCATACATCCACTGGGCACTTTTATCAATGGTGAATTGATTGGCTTTGCCATGTTGGTGAATGATCGAGTGTTCTATAATAATCGACACAGAGTATCTGTGGATCTTGTTTATGTTTTGCCTGAATATAGATCGGCACAATACTATCAAGAGTTATTGGATTGTGTGTTTACCATGTGTTCACAAATGGGAGTTGAGGTTGTGAGAACTTCTGCTATCAATTATGTGTTGGATCATGATGAACAGCAGGGCATAATGTATAGAAATGGTTTTAAACAAACAGATGCAATTTGGGAGAGAGATGCAGGTTAGACGATTGATTCGAGAAGATCTACCAGCACTACTGGAGATGAATCAAAAACAAATAGAAGAGAGTCGATTTCCACATTT